CCTTTTTAAGCGTGTGGCAGGCAGTGGCAAGGTTTTCGGGCTGAATACGCTCAAACAGGTTTGAGGAAGATTCTGCCCGAAACGGCTCGGCCGCCCGACCTTGCCAATGCCTTCAAAGCCATACGCTACCTTTGCATCCGTGCATCGGGAACGAGAGACTGGCGGAATGAACCTCAACTATACCATCGGTTATTACCTCTGACGCTGGCAACAAACAGTGTAATCGGTGTAGCTTTCTTAATGGTGCTGATTTCATTTATTATAAATCGTCTGAACAAGACACCCTCTTTACTGCATATTCTGAACGCAACGGCTATAATCACTTCAATGTTATAGACATCGTAACTTATGCCATCCGGTTGCTTGAGATACTTCATCGTGTCAAGTTCGTTCAGTTCCTTGTGCTTGTAAATGGTATGAATCGCCTTACGGACATCGCATGAGAACACCCCGAACAGGTCGGCTATCTCTTGTTGCGTCATCCATACGGATACGGTCGGCATCGTGACCGCACCCGTTTCACTGATTGTTATTATTCCTCTATTCATTGTCACTTGATTTTAGTTTCATCATTTGATGCACACTCCTTTTTCCAACCGCTGTAATTTCCGCATTTGAACACCCGTGACGGCATACCGTCATCGGGCAACGCATATTTGCCTTTGGTATTTTCTGACAGGGTTTCCAAATCCCTGCTCACTTTGTGGTTGGTTATCTCGGCATATATCTGGGTGGTGCGTATGGAATAATGTCCCATCATCTTGCTGATGGTTTCTATCGGAACCCCGTTGCTCAGGCAGATAAGGGTCGCAAAACTGTGCCTCGCCTGATAGAATGTCAGGTGACATCCCAGACCGCACTGTTCGGCTATGATTTTAAGGCTGCGGCACAGGTTACAGGTCTGCGGGACGTAAAACAATCTTCCGTCCTCGCCTTCCCCTTTGTATTTTTCGATAATGCGGAGAGGTATGTCAAGAAGTTTGATATGGCACTCCGCCTTGGTCTTCTGCCGTGCGATGTGAATCCATTTGGAACCGTCTTCCTTTGTGACGATGTTGTCTTCCGTCAGGTTTGCCAAATCTGCCCTTCCGATGCCAGTGAACACCGAAAAGACAAACAGGTCGCGCGTGTGGCACAGGCGGTAGGTGGGCAGTTTGGCATCGAGCAGCTTTTCAAACTGTTCCCTGTTCAGGTGGCGATGGTTGACAGGCACTTTCTCAATCTTATGCCCTGCAAACGGGTCGCGCTTGAGTATGTGCTTCTTCAACGCCAGCCGTGTCATCTTGTGTAGCAGGATAAGGTAGTCATTGTAGGCAGACACCTTTAACCGCAGTACGGTAGAGAAATAGAACGTGAAGTCGGTCATGAACTTCATCGTCAGTGAGCGTAACGGAATATCCTCCAAATCATACTTGAATTTCAAAAAGTTAAATATATGCTTGCGGGTGGTAAGATAACGGACGTAGGAATGCCTTGTCCGGTCAATGCCCACACGTTTGGCGTATTCCCCGTTATGTTCGTCAAACAGGGACAGCAATGTCTCTTTGACATCGGATTTCCCGGTGACGGCATTCTTGATGATTTCCGCCGAGACGAAGCCATAAGAGTCCACGTTTCTTTTGTAGGCGGCCTTCGCTTTCTCCTCCAAAGCCTCCAATAATGAGTTCAGCCTGTTCAACTCATTTCTTTTTTCGCCGGTGATGTTTCCGGTCTTACGGCCGTCCGTGAATGCCTTGCCCACTTTTGCATCCCATAAGTCAGGCTCTATTTCCAACCCTGTGGAATACTGGCTTATCTTCCCGTCAAGGGTGACCCGTCCCATAATCGGACATCTGCCGTTTTTCTTTATTTTCCGGCGGTTGATATAGAACAACAGTTTGAATGTGCTTCGCATGGCTTACCCCTCCATCATTTTGGTTATGTACTCTCTTTGCTTCATGCTCGGATTGACTTTCCGTTGGCTGTAGTCTTTCAGAATGGGTGACGGGGCGGTGTCGATGCCGGACAAGGAGAACTTGCTTCCAATAACACCGTTCAGGCAGTCCATGTCCTTGTCTATTTTATCCTGCGTGACTTTCGCATACCGCTGTGTGGTGGTGATATGCCGATGCCCCATGATTTTACTGACGGTCTCTATCGGAATCCCCTGTGACAGACAGATGATGCTTCCGAAGGTGTGCCTTGCCTGATGGAATGAGATTGGACGGTTGATGCCGCACATCACGGACATCTTTTTCAGGTGTCTGTTCATGCTCTCTTTGGTCAGCATAGGAAGGAGTTTCCCGTCGCTGTCCATATCCTTGTATTTTCCAATGATATTCAGCGGTATCTCCATCAACCGGATACATTCGGGTGTCCCTGTTTTTTGTCTTTCCGTATGAATCCACAGACTGCCGTCATCCGCCCTCACCAGATTGGCGGCTGTCAGGCTCCTCATGTCGCAGTAACAGATACCCGTCCAGCACGAGAACAGGAACATGTCCCTCGTGAAATTACGGTTGGGGGTGTCATAGGTAGTGTTCGCAAACCTGTCAAGCTCGTCTTCTGTCAGATACATCTGTTTGAAAACAGGTTTCTGCGGCGCATAACCCTTGAACGGGCTGAAAGGGACGATGCCGCGGAACACGGCAAGCATCATTACGCTTTTCAGGCGGTTAATATGTCCGAGTATGGTCCTGGGCATGAAACGCCTTGTCGTGCGCATATACATATCAAACGCCTCGATAAAGTTTTCATCCAGCTGCTTGACAGGCATATCCGACACATGGTATCTCTCTTTCAGGAACTCACCGAGTATCCGGCAGGTATTCCGGTACTGGTAGAACGTGCTTGCCGCCCTGTTCACCCCTACACGCAGGGCATAGTCGCTGTTATGCTCCGCATAGAGCTTCATGATGGTGTCCTGAGTCTCAGCCAGACCTTGAAACACGTTTCTGACTTCCTCCGCCTTCACGACATCCCGGATGTCGGAAAGTTCGTTGAACCGCTTTTGCAACAATAGCAGTACCTGTTCAATCTCCCTGTTTGCCATTGTCGCCGCTTTGCTTTTGCCGGTGCAGCGTTGGGCGGTGGCGTTCCACAACCGCACTTCGATTTTGAACTTGCACGCGAATTGCGCGATGGAGTTCACCTTTCCCCTGACGGATATTCTGCCCATGAGCGGAGAAAAGCCGTCCTTGTCCTGTACGCCGCGCTTGATGTAGAGCAGCACTTTCATTTCTGTTTTCATGCGTTACTTTTTTGATTGCAATTTTACTCATACTTCGCCAATCGAATGATATGAGAATCAGGCAGAACGGCGCAATCAAAACCGGACGGACAAAATCTGCCGGATGAAGGGGGATTCCCGAATGGAAATACCTTTCAACTGACAGTTTATCCCCTGATTGACTGCATCTAAATGAAATGAAAACAGGTAATGACTTGGTAGCTGAACAGGTTCGTTATTCTACCTGTTTTTGCTATTTACCCAACTGCGCAAACCAACGCAATTTTGCTGCTTTACAACGAATTGCAGTTCTTTTGCCGGATTCCTCTATTGGTCGCATTGATAGTTTTCTATCGCTTCACCGGTCTGGCGTTCGCTGATGTATCCACATTGAGACCGGAACATCTGGAGCAGGACAATAACGGTGACTGGTGGATAAGAAAAGGACGTGTAAAACTGGAGAGAATAAGAAAGTCAAGTTCCATAGCAAATGTTCCGCTTCTTCCTGTTCCATTGGCAATACTGAAGAAATACGAATCACACCCGATATGTCTTAAACAAGGGACTTGCCTTCCTGTTGTCTGCAATCAGAAGGCAAACAGCTACCTGAAGGAGATTGCGGACTTCTGCGGCATCAAAAAGAATCTGACCACACATGCAGCCCGACATACGTTTGCTACGACCGTCACGCTGGCCAACAACGTTCCATTACAGGAGGTGTCTGCCATGCTCGGACATGCATCCACAAGAATGACACAACATTATGCAAGAGTCATGGACAGGAACCTGAAGGACAACATGAATATAGTAAGGAGCAAGATGGGGTTATAGAGATAAACCTATCTTATACCTCGCATAACCGTCTGTAATAATATACAGAGACCAGGCACTTTCAAGATGAAGTCATCCTCATTTCTTGCAGCAAAGATAGTTGTTTTTCCGAATGATCGCGCAAGGCGGCCCCTGAAGAGGCTTGGTTGCCTGTGAAAAAATCTTCCTCTTGCTGACGCAAGAGCGTATTTTTTCACGGCAAGCCTTGCAGCAATCATCGGAAAACAAACTGGGGAACGCACAAGAAATAAGAATGCCTACCCACGGGCAGGCCATGTATAACTCAATAAATGGAAGATTATGGAAGCGAACAATGTGGAAAAAAGGTTCAATGACTGGTTTACGGTGTCTTATGACAGGTTAAGAAATCTCGTTGGCAGATACGGGGCACTGGATGAGGACAATTTTCATGACACTTATCTGTTTGTAAGAAAGCAGGTGCTGAATCCGGAAAGGGAAATAACGGATTATGAAGCATACTTTATCGGATGTTACAGGAAAGCGTTCATGGCCAAGTTCAGGCTGGAAAGCAAATATGCCCATCCGGATGAATATTTCTTTCTTCGATGTGGGGAAGATGCGGATTTCCTTTCTCCGGATGACCTGAACAGCTGTGAAAAACTGGTGAAGGACATTCTTAACTTTATCAGAAGAAAGTTCTCCTATCAGGAATACAGGATGTTTACGTTGCGTTTTTATGAATCAGACTTTTCATTCAAGGCGTTGGGTGAATGTATGGGTATATCGGCAAGTGCCATTTCAGGAAAAGTAAACACGATCATGGATACAGTACGGTCAAACCGGGGATTCTCATGGAGAAGCCAGATGCTGGCAGTAGAAGGATTCATATCCTAATCCGTTAGTTTATTGTATCACCCTTAAAACAGAAACTTATGGCACTGATAGTATATAACAAGGAGAACTCACGTCCGCAGCAGGTGGTTTATCAGGAGAAGCGGACAATCAACATGGACAGCAAGGGAACGGTTTACCTGTCAAAGACAATGTCTATTGAACTGGGGATTCTCGGTGGAGGACGGGTTAATTTCGCACACGATGAGGATACGGGAGAATGGTATATCTGCCATACGACAGACAAGGACGGGTTCACTGTATGGAAAGATAAAAGGTGTGCCAGATTCTCTGCCGGATTCATCGTCAGAAGAATCATGCTTCAGGCAAAAGTGGAAAGGAAGACCGTACAGTTTATGATTGCCAAAGCTCCCATAGAGGTGGGAGGTACAG